GTTCTCTTATCTGGAGGACCTGGAGTTGCCAAATCTATTGGTATGCTCTATGGTTCTCATGCTACCGCTTCGGCTGTGGTTACTGATGAAGAGCGTGATGAATTTGATAGAAATCCGGGGTTATATATCTACTCTCGTAAACAAGAGTTAGTATTTATGGATAGTCTTACCAATAAGGCTAGAGTATTTACTTACGATGATATTTTACAGAGTAGAGATGTAGCTGGATCTCCAGCTTGTGAAGCTATGGAGCTTATTAGAGTTATTAACACTGATGAGTATCGTGCTCATATGGCTCATCTGGAAGCCAAAGGAAATGTTTATGTCCATCCTAAATTTGTTTGGGCTACTACTAATCAACAAGAGTTGAAATCTCAAGCTATTCATTCGAATAAGGCTTTGAGACGTAGATTCCATTTGTCTTATATTGTAACTCCGAAACCTGAATTTATGGTTGACGCTGATATTGGAAAAGATGTTTGGAATAATCGAATAGATAAGAATAAACTTCCAAAATCTCGTATTAATCAATTTGAAAAGAAGACTGAGAAACAGATCCAGGCTGATAAGTTATGGAAATCTCGTATTGATAAACTTAAATTACCTCTTACAACTGTTAATGATCCAAGAGATTTGGAGATTGATGGGGAGTTAGTTTCTGATTTAAGACCAGACCAATTATTATATCATCAGACTGATGAAAATGATAATATCTTTAGAGTTGTTGAATTTGAACAAGTTGTTAATGATGCTATAGCTCTTGAGTTAGAACATCGGAAACGATTTGCTCTTCACAAATCTCGTTTTAAAGAACAAGTTCTTAAGTATTCTGACCCTTATAAGAATATTTTAAAACATGAAAATGTTGAGAGCGAAGAAGTTCCAGCTGAATTTTCTGAATTACCAGATGATGTTATTAGACCTCAAGGAGGTTCTAGTCATTCTACTGATTCAGATGAGGTTGAGGGTGAGGATTTACCCTTTTTAGGATATTATGATTTACATAATAATGAAGTTTGGGAGCTCGAG